TTTGTTCCATAACCCTAACCGCCGACTGGCTGCATTAGAGCATCATCGGTTTTTGTTTGCCGCTCAAATACGCGCCGTTCAACTTCCTTGAGAGGTTGCGCGTCTTATGGATTCATTGTATCATAACTGTCAAGTCGTTCGCATATAAACTGCGACTATCGACTACCCGCGTATTTTTATTTACCTCCTTTGATTAAATATTCGGGTTTTACTTTCAGAACGTGCGCCATTTTAATAACCGTGTCTGCGCGTGCAGCGGCAAGCGACTTTCGGTTCTGTTCGTAATCCTGTATCGTTTTCACGCTGATGTCGACTTTTTCGGCTAACTGCGTCTGGCTTAACCCTGCTTTCTGACGCGCGGATTTTAGGCGGTTGTCTACGTCGACTGTTTCGCGGACGCCCTTTTCGACTTCCTCCCAGACGTCAACCGTGTATCCGCACATGGCGAAGCGGTCGGCGATCCGCACGGCGTCTTCGTGCGTGTCCGCGTACTGCGTCATCGGTAAGCCGTTTCGACTGTATACGATGCGGTATCTCATTTTTCATCACAAAATTTCAGCAAGTCTTAATCCCAGACATGCTCATGGCAATAGTCCTGCCACTTCTTTTCCATTTTCTCGATTGCTTCGTTGTAGTCTTCGCCGCGAATGATCGCTTCGCGTGCATCTTCTCCCGCCGCTGATTTAACGTCATGCGCCGCAGATGCCCACGATTCGGCCTTGAGATACGCACACGCGCGCGGGTATTGCGCATAGAGTTCATCAAAGTCATACTCTGGGCGCGGGCGCAAGCCAACGCCTGAATCTCCGCGTTTCATGTTTTTAGCAAACTCTTCGCGCCACATGGCAACGTCTTGACGGGCGACTTTGATCGCGTGGAGCCCGGGAATAGAATCAATCTGGGCGGCACGGGCTTGCCGCTGTTGGATTTCTTTTGTTTTCTGCGCAATCAGGAACTTCATGATTTCCGGCTTCCGATATTTCAAGACTTCCTGCTGCTCAGGCGTGGGCGTAGAGGGGCAGTAGATGTTCCCACCACGAAGTTTTAGCTTGAAATGCTGCACGAGTTCTTCCACGGTACATTTCTTGATATCGATAACCATAGTATAGATTCCTCCAATGGATTTTCATTTTCTCGCAGTGAAGGCTTTTCCCTTAGCCTTTGCTTTAACCTTAAAGGATTTGCTTTGCGCCTGTTTCAGTTTGCTCCCATACGTTGACGCCGATCACCAAATTATTCGGCGCAATATCGAGGTAGTGTTTAAGAAATTCCAGTTCGGTGCAGGGCGAAACATCGCTGTGAGCCTGTTCGCGGGCGTCGTCGTCCATCATCGCAACGATCTCGTCCCACCCAATTTTGTCAATGGCGGCTTGCAGCTCGGCGTCTTCATCTGCCGCAACAAACGAAACGCCATTGTCGATACTCAATGCGGCAGGATCGTCGTTTTCCTGTTCTTTAAGCCACGCGTTGGCCTTTGCGGCAAGTTCTTCGCAGATTTCGCGGAAATCGCTTCTGGGGTCGTCTTCGACTGCTGCACAGCACGCGCCCCAATCGTCGGGATACTCTGTGTCGTAATCGCCGAAATAGTCGAACTGGTCACGGGACGCGGTAAAAGTTTTGTCTGCCCAACGATAATCGTCCAGAATTTCGCCATCCGTAGTGACGTGGAGATAGTAGACGATGTTCTCGTTTTCGCTTTCTGCACTGGAGTTTTCGCGCAAAGCCTTCATGATTTCTTCGACGGTGAGTTTTTTCATTTTCTGTGTTCCTCCTTTGGTTCCTTGACACTATACTACTGCTACAGCAGGACAATGTCAATCTTTTATTTGCTGATTTTAAAAGTTTTTTCGACTATTTTTCGTTCGACTATCGACTATCGACTATCGACTATTGTATGTGTAAACGTTTACACACTCTCATGTGATTACATGGGAGCTTATAAAACCTACTAAAAAGGTAGGAATTAAAAAGTGCAATTCCTACTAAAATGGTAGGAATTAGCAGTCCCTAATACCTATCAAAACGGTAGGAATTAAAAGAATTGTGTCCAAAAAATGGGACACGTCTACACGCCGCAAAACGCCGTATAACGGCGTGTTTGTGGCAAGCGAGGAATCCTACACGCAACGATAAAAAACGCGTAAAACGCAAAATAACGCGGCGTTTCCGCGCTGGTATTGGGGTTTCAGGGCAAAAAAATACCGGGGATTTTGTCCCCGGTTTCGTTTTAGTATTTTTTTGAAAGACCGCATATCGCGCGTATGATCGCAAATGCTACAACGGCGGCCCATAACACCGCGCGCCCGATCGTTTTCAGTAGCGCAAGCATAACCATCCCAAACGTGATTTTTTTATTCTGCATCGTTTTTCCTCCTTCAAAAGGTTGCGCGGCATGGTTTTTATTCATCATACCATGTCGCGCGGGGTGAAACAAGTGTTAAAAACCGATCTGTACAAGGATAACGCATAGCAAGTATCCAGCACCGTAAAGCGCAAGGCAAGCGGCGATTACAAGCGCAAAATGCGCCGGGCTAAAGGGTTTCACGCGGATTCGCATTTTACACCCCCGTTCGGATGCATTCGTCCAACCGGATTTTATACCCGTGTAGCTTCACGTATTCGCCATTGTAGATTTTGAGCCTATGAGGCGTTTTTTTGCCGCTCCACGCGCCCGAAACGCAATGCATGTAGTCGTCTATACCGTATTCGATTCCTTTGATTTCAAGGCCGTTTAAACCGCTATAGTAAGCGATGGTTTCATGCGATTCGCAAAATTCACGTTTTGTCATTTTTTAGTTCTCCTTTTCGAGCCGCTCAAGCGATTTTTTAATGGCCGTCAACGTCGTTTTGACGCCGTCGCGATAGTAATAGCCGCGCGCATAGACGTTTTTGCAGCTGCACGACACGTCAAACGCGGCGCTGTAGGAGTGGCCGCCTTCCCGCCATTCGACCGCCGGACGGCTATAATACTTCTCGTAGGATCGCCGCCCGCCCGCGTTCCCGGGCGACCGGAAAAAGTACGCATTTGACATTTTTTCGGCGACCGCGACGACGTCCGCGATGTATGCGATGGTCGCCGCGTCCGGCGGCGTCAACATCGCCCGCAACGCGCCCGACATGTCGCGGACGACCTCAGCGATCGCGCCGCCTTCGGCGATTGCTTTTTGTGCGGCCGCATCCCACGCCGGGAAAAAATCGCGGTCGATTTTTTCGCCGAATGGGCGGTAGCCGGTAGCGATTGCGATACCGTCGCCCATGTCGTAGATATCCGCGTTCCAGCCGTATTTCCCGGCGGTGTAGGCGGTCGGTTCCGTCCCCGCGAAAACGTGTTGTAGCGCGCAATACGGCGCGGATACGACGTGCGCAAAGCTGTTCATGACGTTTTTTTGCGTGGTCTGCATCTTCATTTTTATTTCCCCCGTTGATTTTTTCCCGCCTTATAGATATAATAGGGGGCGTGTAGGCGGTGTATTGCGCCCCCTGCTGATTGTTCTACATAGTCCCGCGTTCCGGCGCGGGGCTATTTTTTAGTGTTGTTCTTTGAGTTTCTCGATCGCTGTTAGCACTTCGTCGCGCGTGTCTGCTTTTTTGACGATCAGGATAATCGCTTCAAGCAGCGTGCGCATTTGCTCGTTCGTCATGCCTTGCATTCCTTTCCACCCCCGCCGTGGTTTGATTTAATCAGATATATCTGATCTGCCTATACTATATCAAATATATCTGAGTTTTACAAGCCCTTTTTGCCACTTTTTTCATATTTATCTGAGTATTTTTTAACGTGTTTTTTCTTCAGAGTTTCCGCACATAAGTGCCGCATATCCGCACGCGCGCCGCCGAAAAACCCACCCCCGGGGGAATGGGCGCCCGTTCACCAGCCGAAAAACCTGTTCGAATTTCCGAAAAAATAAAAATACACCGTTGACATACAGGAATATATGAGGTATTCTATCTCTTGAAAGGAAGGTGTCATATATGCTTGCAATGGAAGCCATTAAAGAGGTTATGAAAATCAGAAGTGTCCGTCCGTCTGTTCTTTGCAGTCGGCTTGGAATTAAAGGCAATGTATTGAGTGAGCGCTTCAAACTAAAAAATGTTTCCGTGTCAAAAATTAACGAAATGCTCCGCGCCCTCGATTACAAAATCGTAATCGTTCCCCGTGAAACGCGTATCCCGGAAGGAGGTATCGAAATCGAATGATCTACGGTTACGCACGCGTCAGCACGAAGGGACAGGAACTGTACGGCACAAGCCTTGAATCGCAAGAAGCGTCATTGCGCGAAGCCGGAGCGGAAGAAATCTTCTTTGAAAGCTATACGGGAACGAAAAAAAGCCGTCCCGAACTCAACAGACTGATGAGCGTTGTGCGTGACGGCGATACCGTTGTTGTAACGAAACTTGACCGCATGGCGCGAAGCACGCGTGACGGACTGGCGATTATCGACGAACTGTTAGGGCGCGGCGTTCAGATAAACATACTGAACATGGGTAAATTTGACAGCAGTCCGACGGGGAAGCTGATGCGGACGATATTTCTTGCGTTTGCGGAATTTGAGCGCGACATGATTGTATCGCGAACGAGCGAAGGCAAGGCGGCGTGCCGTGCGCACGATCCGCACTGGAAAGAAGGGCGCAAGCGGAAAGACGTCGTCGGATTGGAAGAAATGGCACGCCGACACACGGCAGGCGAACTTACGGTTGCCGAATGCTGCCGTGAATTGGGAATCAGCCGAAGCACGTGGTATGCGCGGATGCGGGAATAACCCGGAAATATAAAAAAAACCGGAAATAATAGAAAAACCCGGAAACAAATTCCGGGTTTTCCTGTTTGGTTTTAGTAACTGCCATAGTTTCTATTTCAATCCACAGCCATTATCAGGCTGAACTTGATTAAAATATAGCACGTCGAGTCCGGGTTGTCAAGATTTTTCGTATTAAAGTGAATTTTCGGTATTAAAGTGAATTTTTCAAGCGAACCTCCATCCAATAAGGGTGGAGGTGATTTTTTTAATGGCGAAAGCGAAAGACATGTCGCTTACCGCGATTGCGGAACGTGCGGAACGCAGAAGGGGTATGACGCGCGAATGGTTTGAAGCGGTTCGGCTGTTAGAGGAAGAAAACCCGGCGCTGGCGCACGAACACGGACTGAGAATTGTCGAGCGCGCACGACAACAGGTGCGGAAGAATCCGACGCTTGAGCGGTTCGACATGTATTACCGTGCGTTGCTGTTCATGGCGCCGCATAATTTTGACTGTTATTGTCAGTATATCGAGAAGGAGCGCGATGGGGCGAAGCGATTTTACGTCCCGCGCAGAAAAGCGATAAAACCGATTGTCGATCAGTTGCAGCGTCTTGCGGACGGCGAACTGGACTTGCTGGCGGTGTCTATGCCGCCCGGCGTTGGCAAGACGACGCTTGCAATTTTCTATATGACTTGGCTTGCCGGGCGCGAACCGGACAAACCGATACTCGGAATGTCGCACAGCAATGCGTTTTTAGGCGGCGTTTACGATGAATGCCTGCAAATTATGGATAAAAAGGGCGATTACCGTTGGTGCGACGTATTCCCCGAATCGGCGGTTACAAAGACGAACGCGAAAGACATGATGATTAACGTTGACGCACCGAAGCGATTCACGACGCTTGAATTTTCGTCGATTGGTAGCGGAAACGCTGGCAAGGTGCGCGCCGAAAATCTGTTGTACTGCGACGACTTGTGCGAAGGAATCGAACAGGCGATGAGTCGTGACCGTTTGGATTCGCTTTGGCAGAAATACACGGACGATGCACGACAGCGAAAAATCCGCGATTGCAGGGAGTTGCACATCGCGACTCGCTGGTCGGTACACGATGTTATCGGACGCTTGGAGCGCGCGTATGAAGGGAACCCGCGTGCGGAGTTTTTGTCGATGCCCGCGACGGACGAAGATGGGCATAGTAATTTTACTGTTTGCGGATTTTCCGATGAATTTTACGCTGAACAGAAAAGCATGATGGACGACGCGTCGTGGCGTGCGCTGTATATGAACGAGCCGATTGAACGGGAAGGACAGTTGTATATTGACGACGAACTGCGTCGCTATTTCGAACTGCCGGACGGTGAACCTGACGCGATTTTAGCGGTATGCGACACGAAGGATCGCGGGAACGATTACTGCGTTATGCCGATTGCGTATCAATACGGGAAAGATTTTTATATTGATAAGATAATTTGCGATAACGGCGAACCGGGATCGATTGAAGCGCGATTGATTGCGGAACTGGTAAACAGGAAGGTGCATTTGGCGCGATTTGAGAGTAACGCGGCGGGAGGAAAGATCGCGGAAAAGGTGCAGGAAGGCGTAAAGCAGCGTGACGGACGTTGTAAAATCACGACGAAATTCACGTCCGCGAACAAGGAAACGAAGATTATGGTAAACGCGCCGTGGGTGAAGGAGCATTGTTTATTCCGCGAAGGAAAGAATATTGATTCCGAATACCGCGCTGCGCTGCGTATGCTGTGCGGCTATACATTGGCCGGGAGAAACAAGCACGACGACGTGCCGGACGCGTTTGCAATGCTTGCGGAATTTGCGGAATCGCTGACCGAGAATAAGGTGTATGTATTTCAGCGCCCGTGGTAAAGAAAGTATATTAGTTGCGTATAATATTTATGAGAAGGGATGTGATGATATTTGCATGGCAGAACGAAAATTTACACGATAACGTCCGAAATCACGGCGAATAATGTGGTTGATGAATTGAATAAAGCCATGCTGATTCACAGTCGGAACGCGAATGAAACGGAATATTTGTATAAATATTTCCGTGGTATTCAGCCGATTTTATGCCGTGAAAAAGCGGTACGTCCCGAAATTGCAAATAAGATCGTAGAGAACCACGCATACGAAATCGTACGGTTTAAAACCGGGTATATGGTCGGCGAACCGATCACGTACGTGCAACGCGGCACGGAAAAGACGAACGACGTTGCGACGCTGAACGACGTTATGTTTGCAACGGAAAAGGCGAGTTGCGACAGAGAGATTGCGCAGTGGATGTATATTTGCGGCGTCGCGGTTCGTATGATCCAGCCGGACAGCGAAACCGGGATTAAGATCGACGCGATGAATCCGTGTAACACGTTCTGCGTATATAACGCCGGATTCGGCCACGCGCCCGTTATGGGCGTTGTATTCGTTTTAAACGAAGAAGGGAATCGCGTGTTCGGTATTTATACGCCGAATAGTTACTTCGAAGTGATTGACGGTAACATCGTGCGCGAACAGCGAAACACGCTCGGAATGATCCCGATATTCGAATACGAATTGAACCCGGAGCGCATGGGCGCATTTGAACCCGTATTGCCGCTGTTGGACACGCTGAATAATCTGACGTCGAACCGCGTTGATGACGTTGAGCAGTTCGTGCAGGCGTTTTTGAAGTTTGTGAATTGCGATATTGACGCTGAGGGATTGGAGCAGCTTGCGGCGTTAGGCGCGATTAAGATTAAGGGTGACGGTGCGGACGTCGAGCGAATTGACGGCGAACTGAACCAGTCACAGGTGCAAGTGCTGGTCGATTATTGTTACGAAAAGATTCTGACGATCTGCGGCGTTCCGTCCACGACGAAGGGCGGCACGTCCACGTCGGATACGGGCGCGGCGGTAATTATGCGCGACGGCTGGCAGCAAGCGGAATCGAGCGCACGGGAAGACGAAGAAATGTTTAAGCGTGCAGAGCGGAAGTTTCTTGCGCTGGCGCTTAGGATTCTGCGGAATAAAGGCGTGCTGAAACTGGAAATGTCGGATATCGATATTAAATTTTCGCGCCGGAATACGGATAATCTGCTTACGAAAACACAGAGTTTGCTTCATATGCTGGAAGCGGGGATTGCGCCCGTTGTGGCGATTGCGACGTGCGGTTTGTGGAACGATCCGATGGACGTTTCCGCACAGAGCGCAGATTTTCTGCGGAAGTGGGATTATGAAGATATGGTGATTGACGATGCGGACGCCGTACAGACAGGTTGATAAAGAACTTGAACGGTTAAAACGCAGGATAAATGCGGCGTTCGGGAATTTCGCACTTGCGCCGTTCGATCAGTTGAATACGATCACGACGGTAAAGCGGAGTTCTGCGAAACTGTACGAAAAACTGGACAGTGAAAACGAAGCCGCATACAGGCGAATTGCGAAGACGGCGTATGCAGACGCACTGTCAGACGCGCGTGGTGCGGGTTTTGAGCAGAAAAAGAAAACAGACCCGGTGTTGCTGATTGCCGCGTTGCTTGTCGCGTATAACGCGGTGACGAAATACGTTTATAAGCACGAAGTCGAGCGGAAGCGAATGCGTTTGGTGGAAGCGCTCATGTCGGACTCCGGTAAACAGGCGATGCGCGAAGATATCCGTCGTGCGGCGAACGCATGGCGGAGACAGTCACAGCAGTATGCGATTGACACGGAGGACGAAGCGGTAATCGCCGCGTTTTCAGATTGCGGCGTTGAGAAAGTAAAGTGGATCGCGACAATTGATGAGCGGACGTGTAAAACGTGCCGCGACCGAAACGGGAAGATTTATCCGATTGATAAAGTACCAGATAAGCCGCACTACAATTGCCGGTGTTATCTGTTACCGATAAAAGATTTGGCAGAGAAGCCGTAAAAACGCGTGGCAGAGAAGCCGAAAATCGCAAAATAGGAGTGAAACGCAAAATGGATCTGAAACAGGTGTTGGGAGAAAAATACCGGGAAGACATGACCGCCGCAGAAATTGAAGCCGCGTTGAAGGGATACGACCCCACGGCAGGGATGTACACGAAGCAGCAGTTCGATAAAGTGATGAAGGAAGCTGCGGAAAACAAGCGGCAGATGCGTGAAAACGCGGAGAAGAACACCGACGCGGAAGCGCGTATTGCCGAACTGGAAAAGCGGATCAGATTTTCCGATATGCAGAATGAGTATCTTGGGCTTGGGTGGAGCGCGGAACTTGCGACCGCACAGGCACAGGCGATTGTCGATGGAGACATGAAAGCGCAGATTGAAAATCAGCGTAAATACGCCGAACACTTGGAGCAGACGTTGCGTGAAAAACTCATGCAGGAAGCGCCGAAACCGCCCGTTGGCAGTGCGGCACCCGCCGCTATGGATTATTCGGCGGCGATTGCCGATGCAAACAGTCGCGGTGATATGACGGCTGTTGCGGCATTTATCCGAAAACAGCAGCAGAAAGAATAAACAAAGGAGAGAAAAAAGAGTATGGCTACGAACGAAACTGCCGTTATGACTTCCCACAATTTGCTGAATTATAGCGGTATGCTTTTTAACAAGGGTAACACCAGCACGCCGTTTAGCACGCTGATTGGCGGCAAGTCCCGTACGGTTCAGCATTGGAGTTTCCCGACGTCGCTTGCGTATACCACGGGCGGCGGCACGGCACAGCCCGCAATTACGGAAACCGCGTCTTTGACTGCGCCTACCCCAGAATTTGTCACGCGCACGCAGAACACGAACGTCTGTCAGATTTTCCAGAAGTCGCTGTCGATTTCTTACGGCAAGCAGTCTTCCATGGGACAGCTTTCCGGCCTGAATTATGTGGGTGCGACCGCGAACCCGTCCGACGAACTGGATTTTCAGGTTGCGAACGCAATGAAGGCGATGCAGAACGACATCGAGTTCACGTTCCTGAACGGCGCGTATCAGGACGGCACGTATGACGACGTCGCTTACAAGACGCGCGGCATCGCAAACGCGATTACTACCAATACGAAGGCGGCAAGCAATGCAGACCTCGGTTTCTGGCTCGTTGCCGAATTGATCCAGAAGATCAACGATGCGTATGCGCCGACGAGCAATCTTGTTCTGATGGCGCGTCCGATCAATATTATGCAGCTTAACGCAGACGCTTCTGCGAACGGCATGACGGTTGTTCCCGGCGCGCGCGACGTTAACGGCATTAAGATTGATAGCCTTGTTACGCCGTTTGGCATTATCGGCATCATGGCGAACCCGTACGTTGCCGAAAAGACGGCGCTTATCATCAACCCCGATGTGTGCGCGCCCGTGTATATGCCTGTTCCCGGCAAGGGCAACTTCTTCCTTGAACCGCTTGCAAAGACTGGTGCGGCTGACTGCTACCAGATTTACGGTCAGCTTGGTCTTGACTACGGCGCTGAGTGGTATCACGGCAAGATTACCGGGCTGTCCGGCACGTTCAGCAAGCCCACCTATCATCAGGCGGTTTATGTTGCTGGCGGCGAACTGACCACGAAAACCGGGGCTTAATTAAGGAGTGAATAAGAATGGACTTGCTTGAGCGCTTCAAGGTGCGGACAGAAGAAACGAATAATGAACTGATTCTCGATCTGCTCGAAAGCGCGAAGCAGGCCATTCTTGCGCGGCGTTATCCGTTCGGGGACGGAAGTGAAACCGTCCCCGACAGATACGCTGATTTGCAACTGCGCATTGCGATTGATCTATATGATCGCATGGGTGCTGAGGGGCAGTTGTCGCACAGTGAAAACGGCGTAAATCGCAGTTGGGCAGACGCAAGCGTATCACAAGATTTGCTGAGAGAAGTTGTGCCTATGACGGGGACGATCAAATGAGAAATCTGCATCGGAATACAACCGTCGTAAAGTGGCAGAACTACACGGGAAAGACGGAACAGATTGATCCATACGGAAATAAAACAGGCAGCTTTCAGTCGACATATGGAGACGTGAAGCAGGCGCGCATGTATGTTTCTGCATCGACCGGGAACGTGTCACGTGAAGCGTTCGGCCTGTTTGAAGATTACGACCGCGTAATCAGCACGGCAGATACGAATGTTGATATTGACGAATTGTCGGTATTGTATCTGGACGGCAGTGAAAACGCGAACTATGTTGTGCGCAGAAAAGCCGTGTGGAAAAACAGCGTACTGCTTGCCGTGCAGAGGATCGTGACGTGAAGCGTGAAATTCATATCCGGCTGAACGACAGTTCGCTCGAACGCGCGATAAACGATTTGAAAGCGTACAAACAGCGGATTGAAGATAAAACGGACATGGTTTTAAAGCGCCTTGCACTGCTTGGTTTTCAAAGTGCGAATGTGCGTTTCCAGACAGCGGCATTCGAGCCGGATTCGCATAATTTTGAAATAGACATTCAGTCGACGGAAACAGGCGGCTGGAAAATTATTGCGAACGGCAAGGATGTATGTTTCATCGAGTTCGGTGCCGGAGTGTATTATAACGGTTCGGACAGCTATCCCGGCGTTCGTCCTCCGGGCGTCGTTGGAATCGGTGAATACGGAAAAGGCAAAGGAAAACAGGAATACTGGTTTTATTCCCCGGGTGGATACACGCGCGGTACCCCGGCGAATGCACCGATGTTCTACACAGCGCAGGAAATGCGAAAAAATATCATGCGAATTGCGCGGGAGGTGTTCTCAACGTGATTGACGCGGAAAGCGCGATTTTTGACCGCATAGCAAACGTGTTTGACGCTGCGTATCCGAACGGTTCCCGTTACGGCGAACCGATTGACACGCCGATTGCGCTTCCGTGCATGACGCTCGTTGAGATTGACAATTCATCGTATGAAAGCGGCCTTAGCGGAAAGCAGTATGCGTCGATCAGTTACGAATTGAACTGCTATGCGCACGGCAAACAGGAAGCGAAAGGCGTTCTTGGCGTGATTGACGAAGCAATGCAGAGCCTTGGGTTTTATCGCACGATGGCCGCAAACACGCGAAACGCCGATCAGAGAATTTATAGGATCACGGCCAGATATTCCGGCGTGATCTCCGACGATTACAGAATTTACAGGAGGTAAAAGGCTCATGGCTATTGACCTTTCCACGGCTGGCATTCAGGTCGCTTATTGTGCGGAAGCCACGGCAGGCACGAAGCCTACTACGGGCTGGACGAAGCTGACTGGCATTAAATCGATTCCCGATTTCAACCCCGAACCCAGTTCCCTTGAGACGACCACGCTTGACGCTACGGAATATCGAACCTATATTCCCGGCTTGAAGGATGTTGGTGGCGCTGTCGCCTATACGGCGAACATGACGGAACAGTTCCAGACGGAATGGACGGCGCTTATGACGGCGTATGAAACGGCGTCAAAAGACAACAAGGCAATGTGGTTTGTCCATGTTGTTCCTGGCCTTACGAAGGCGTTCTTTTTTAAGGGCGAACCGTCCCCGCTCGGCTTTTCTGCCGTTGAAACGGACGCCGTCTTTGAAGTCGATGCGTATGTTGCTCCCACGCAGATTGAAGGCTGGGACGAGAAACCTACTTTGACCTAATCTTTAAAAAGGGGAACGAAAAATGGAAGTGAAACCGATTAAAATTTCCGATCCGAAGACGGGTGAAACCTATATTCTGGAATTCAACCGTGATGCGGTGCGCTTTGCAGAAGCGAATAAGTTTAAATTGGAGGAACTGACTACGTTCCCCGAAACCAACATTCGCGCTCTTTGGTTCTATGCCTTCCGCAAGAATCACCCGAACATTGCCCGCGCAAAAACGGACGCCATGCTCGATGAAATCGGCGGTCTGTCCACGGATGAACTGGCGCGTCTGGTTGAACTGTATCAGGCTCCGATTAACGCGCTGATTCTCGGCGATGAGGAAGATCGAAAAAACGCGAAGTGGTCGGTGAGTCTGTAAAAAGTCTCACTGACCTGTTAAACCAGTCTTTCGCTTTCTTCCTGTCAATCGGTATGCCGTCCGATGAATATTGGTATGGTGATCCGATTGCCGTTCGCGCCTATTACGACGCGTTTCGCTTCAAGCAGCAACAGCAAAATGAATATGCGTGGCTGAACGGTCTGTATGTTTACAATGCCGTTAGCGTTGTTGTTGGTAACGCGCTGTCCGGCAGAGGACGAAAAAAGCAGGAATATATTAACAAGCCGATTGATCTTTTTGCAGAAAAACGCAAGAGAGAATCAGCCGCCGAACGCGCGGAAAAAGAGCGGCAGAAAGCGATTGCCTATTTTAATGATCTTGAAAGGGTGTGGAGGGAACGTCATAAAACCGAATGACGTTCCCTTCTTCCTTTATAAAAAGGAAGTGAAAAAAGAATGGCAGATATTGACAGCCTTGTAATTACAATCGAAGGCAACGCGGCAAGCGCAAATAGTGCAGTGGATACGCTTGCGGCGAAACTGGACAACTTGAAACAGAGGGTGAAGAGCGGCGCGCCCGGCTTGACTGCGCTTTCTAATCAGCTTGGCAAAATAAGCGGCGTACTTGCAGGGCTTGACGCGAACGCAGGCGCAAAGCTGACGAGCCTTGCAAGCGGCATTTCTGCATTGTCGGCGGTAAAAGACGTGCGAATCAGCGCAAACATTGGAACGCAGTTGAGCGCGATTAGTACGGCTGTTTCTAATCTCGATTGGACGGCGCAAGACAAGCTGATTGCGCTTTCGGACGGGTTGCAGCCGCTTACAACGCTCGGGAAGGCGCAACTTAGCACGTTTGTAAACCAGTTATCGAAGCTTCCCGCGATTATTTCACAGCTTGACGCGCAGACAATGAGCGATTTTGCCGACCGCATGGAAAAGCTGTCGAATGCGCTTACGCCGCTTGCGAACAAGATGAACGTCGTTGCGGCGGCGTTTTCGAAGCTTCCGGCAAACGTGAGAGCGGCGGCAGATGCGGTAAAAGGATTCCCGGAGCAGGCAAACAATTTGGGAAAGGCGTTTACTGGCATTTTTAGCCGAATTAAACGTTTTGTAACGTCGATTAGTTCCGCAGTGTCGATCATTGGCACTGCAAAAAGAGTATTTGACGGTTTTGTCGGCGCGTCTGCCGATTACGTCGAATCCATGAACCTGTTTAATATATCGATGGGTGAATATGCAAAATCTGCGCATGAATATGCAGAACAGGTTAGTGAAGTCATGGGCATAGATATTTCCGAGTGGGCGCAGGCGCAAGGCGTTTTTATGACGCTTGCGTCCGGCTTTAATGTCGCAAGCGAAAAAGCGGCGCTTATGAGTCAGAATTTGACGCAGTTGGCGTACGACGTTGCTTCCTATTATAACAAGTCGGTTACGGAATCGGTAAATGCGATTCGATCTGGTTTTTCCGGCGAAATCGAACCCGTGCGAAATCTTGGCTATGATTTGTCTCAAACGCGCTTGCAAGCGATTGCACTTGAAAATGGCATCACGAAATCGGTGAACGCGATGACGCAGGCTGAAAAAAGCGAATTGCGCTATATTGCGTTAATGACACAGGTGACACAGGTGCAGGGCGATATGGCGCGAACGCTCGACAGCCCCGCGAACCAGCTTAGAATTTTGCAGGCGCAATTACGGATGGTTGCGCGTGAAATCGGTAACATTTTTATTCCGATGCTGACAAATGTTCTGCCGTGGCTGATTGCGTTTGCAAAAGCCGCGAGACAGGTTGCGGCTGCACTTGCAGCGTTATTCGGCTATAAAATGAACAATATCGAATGGGGCAGCAACATAACTGCGGGTGCAGGGAATGTTTCTTCCGCGCTCGACAACGCAACAGGCAGTGCTGAAAAACTGAAACAGACGCTTGCCGGGTTCGATCAGATTAACCTTATCACACAGCAATCTGGTGGCGGTTCTGGTGGTGGTACTGGCGCTGGCGGTGGGCTTGGGCTTGATCTTCCGTCCTATGACTTTATCGGCGATGCAGTGCAGACGCGCGTTGAAGAAATTATGAAGGTTATTCAGCCTAAAGTCGACTGGATCGTTAAGAATATTGACTGGATTTGGGAGGTTGTGAAGAATATCGGCGTTGCGTTGCTGTTGTGGAAATTCTCTGCCAATTTCTTGCGTGATCTCGGAACGCTTACAACGGCAACTGGATCGCTTAAAAATCTAATTGGAATTGGCACGATTTCGCTTGGCGTTACGTTGTTGTTTGATAATATTTCAAATATTCTTGCTGGCGATTATGACTTCGTTAGCCTTCGCGGAATGCTTCAAACCGCCTTGTCTGGTGTACTTATCGGAATTGGCTTAACAGCGCTTGGTGCTGGAGCATGGGCAATTCCCGTTGCCGCTGTTCTGTCTTTCGCTATTACGGAAATTGCTGTCAACTGGGATTCGTTCAAGAAAAGCGCGGAAGCAGGATTCGGAATGCTCAAAAGTATTCTTAATGGCGATTTTGACGATTTTCTTGAAAACTGGCAGAAAGGTATGCAGGCAACATTTGAATCAAAAGGCCTTACCGGAAAGCTGGTGAAGTGGATCATTGACGGGCTTAACGGCGAAGGTACGTTTGACAAACTGAAAGGCGTATTCGAAACTGGCGGCAAGGATGTAATTAAAGGGCTTTTCTTCGGCATGGTGCGTGAAATCACAAGCAAGCTGTCGACCTTAAATCCGTTGTTTTCCAGAATTGGAATTGAGTTTGATAAGTTGTACGACATCAACTCCCCCTCCAAAGTTTTTGAAACGAAGGGCAAAAACCTCATTCAAGGCTTGTGGGACGGCATCAAATCTATTTGGAGCAGCTTGACCTCTTGGTGGTCGCGCCTGTCTTTGCCGAAACTGAATATTAAGCTTCCGCATTTTCGGTTTACTACAACACAAACAAAGATATTCGGCCAAACGTTTAGTATGCCGAAGCTTAACGTTGACTGGTACGCACAAGGCGGCTTCCCGGATATGGGACAGCTTTTCATCGCCGGAGAGAATGGCCCGGAAATGGTCGGTACGATGAACGGACGTTCTGCCGTTGCAAATAACGACCAGATTGTCGAGGGCGTTGCAAGCGGTGTCGCGCGTGCGAACGCTGAACAGAACGCACTTTTGCGCGAACAGAACAGATTGCTTTCCGCGCTTCTTGCAAAGTCTGGCAGCGGATTTCGCTCGAACGCGCAGACCGGGCGCTCAATACAGGCAGCGTTAGATGCGTATAATATTGTGAGGGGGAATGTGTGATGCGTCAGTATAGTTATAATCTTGGCTTTGCTATCAACGGCACGCCGATCCCCGATCCGCACGGTTTCAGCGGTTCTACAAGCGACCTTGATACGTCTGCCGAACGCGGCGTTGACGGGTATCTCCATAGAAACTGGGTTGCGCGGAAGATTCCGACGGAATTGCAGTATAAAAATATCTCATGGGCCAAACTGCAAGAAATTTTGACGCTTATGAATACGCCGCAGTTTTCGTTTACATTCCCAGACCCGAACACTGGTACGAATCGCACGACGACCTGTTATGCGGGTGATCGAAACTGGACGGCCGTGTGGCTGCCGACGGACGGCGAGTGGATTGCCGATCTGACGGTCGGTATTATCGAGTATTAAGGAGGTGACAGCTTGAGAACTGCAAGCAACGCGTTTCATACGGCTGTTATGAATCCAAACCCGGATGTGCGTGCGTTGATGAAATTCAATTCTACGCTGATTACGAACGAAGATATTCACATTGACGGCGTTAAATTTACTGAAAATGCGAACCTTGACGAAAACCTTAAAATCGGAGACTGTCCCGCGTCATCGATCGGGTATACGATTCTGAATTACGCGCACTTGCTTGACGGGTTCGAATACGGGGAATTCGAAGCATCGCTCGGTGTTTGCGTAAACACGGAACAGGGCGAAGCATTTGCGGCAAACTGCAAAGCCGTGTTTGACTACGGCGGTGCGAATGAAACGGTGTTTCTCGGTGGATCGTCGCCGCGTCTTTCGATCAACGGGAGCGCGGCGGCGGTACAACCGCCGTTTGACGTACACGCGCTGTTGATTGTCGGTGCAACGCTTTATGCAATCTCGATTGACGGCTATACGTGGGTTGCTGCATGGGATGCGTCAACGCAGACCTTGACGCCGATTGGCGATACTTCTTCCGAATGGTCTTCACTGGAAAGCAAGAAATGGTCGGAACTGGAAGGGTTCACGTGGGCGCAATTGTTTGCGCCGTCGTCCTCGACGAACGCGTTCATGGTGGCGAAAATCTCGCGCTGGGCGCAAGCCGGGCGTGGAATGTGGATGAACGACAATATGCTGTATGAGTTTTACAAGAACGGCACGACGTCGACGTATGAGTACGTGAAACTCGGAACATTTATTGCGGAACTGCCCACGAAGCGCAAGGCGGATCTTGTAGAAGTCGAAGCGAACGATAGAATGACGAAGTTCGATGTTATCGTTGACGGATACATTAACAGGATTAAATATCCGACGACGCTTGCGCAGATATACAGCGGATTATGTGAATTTATCGGCGTAACGAGCGCAACGACGACGTTTATTAACAGCGCCGTAACGTTCGCGGAAGCGCCCGTCCAGTTGGAGAACGTTACAGGGCGTGAACTGCTCGGATGGATTGCGGAAGCCGCGTGTTCGTTTGCAAGATTCACGCGCGACGGAGAACTTGAACTGGCGTGGTTCGATCCTACAACGGTTACGCTTTCCGCAAGCAGCATCTTCGAAAACGATTGCGCGGAATTTCTCATTGAATTGATTGATAAATTGCAAGTTATCGTCACGGAGAAGGACATCGGCGTTGTGATTGGAACGGGAGAAAACGGCTATCAGATTGTCGACAACCCGTTTTTATACGGTAACAGCGATACGGAAGTTCGCACGAAAGCCGTACCGATCTACAACCGTCTTGCAACGACGCGCGCATATAAGCCGATGGCGGTTTCCGCTATCTGTGACTGGTCGATTGAAGCCGGGGATATCGTCGTGGTGAACGACGGAAAATCTGCGCTTTCGCTGTTGATTTTCTGTCAGAACATCACGTGGAGCGGCGGCAACGCGATTGTCGATTACGAAAGCACGGGATCGCGCGAACGACCTGTTATGACGGCATCGAATCGTCAGATTGTGCAGCGTAACGCGAAGTTCCACGAAATCGAAAACACGATTGACGGGATAAGTTCGACAATTACCGACGTTGAGGGTAACGTTTCGAACATGTCGCAAACGGTTAACGGGATTACGGCGGCGGTAAACGCGTCAAAACTGGAATTTAACGCAAGTGGTCTGACGATTAAGAACGGCGGTTTCAAGATCCTAAATTCGGACAATTCCGAAGTGTTTTCCGTTTCCACGTCCGGCGACTTAAATCTTGTCGGGAATATCGAGAATCAAATCAGCTTCACAGCGGAAGATTCAGAAGGAGAATATACGGTAAACGCGTCTGCACTGTTTGGCGTTCTTCCGGGCGGCGGTTCGGAAACGCCGCGAATCGGTGTGGCGTGGTATGACGGCACGGGCGAAAACAAAAAAGAAGTCGGCAGCATCAGCACGTACGGGCAAGGGTTGGTTGTCGACGCAGGAAGCGTAAATCTGGTTGATTCCGGCACATTGCAACCGACGTCGCAGATTCAAGCGGGATACAGCAGCCAGTGTCCGAGTGTTACGCTTTCGCGCGGTGTAACGTATCCGATACCGATAATTATCACTGGTACCGCTACAATAAATTCAAATAACAATACAGACGTATTTTTTGGGGGTACACCGTTTGCGTCGCAACCAGTAGTAATAACGTCTTGGTCTTCTGCTGGATCGTATGGAACGGGTAATTTTGGTGTAATCAAAGTAACCAATGTATCTACAAATGGATTTCAGGCGGTTATTGGTGGCAGCACGCCTTCAAGCGGCGTCATTTCTTGGATCGCAATAGGCACTTGAAAGGAGGAAATGAATGGCAACATACACGCAAAATATGCAGCTTAAAAAGCCTGCCGGAAGCGATTATGTCAACGTCGACGATCTGAACGGCAATATGGACGTAATCGACGGCGCAGTTGGCAAGCTGACGGACTTAACAACGACGGACAAAACGACGCTCGTTGCCGCAATTAACGAAGCGGCAAAATCCGGCGGCAGCGAAAACATGCCGTATATCGGAGACAATGGGAACTGGTATGTTTACGATCCGTCTACGATGCAGTTTAAGGATTCCGGCAAACCGTCACAGGGTGACAGTGCGACGGTTGCTGTTGGAACCACGACCACGGGAGCGGCGGGTACGAATGCTTCTGTTGTAAACTCCGGCACAGCAAGTGCGGCAGTGCTGAATTTCACGGTTCCACGCGGTGATAAAGGAGAAAAAGGCGACAAGGGCGATACGGGAACAGGGCTTACGATTCTTGGCACTTATGCAACGCTTTCGGCACTGCAAGCAGCGGTGACGAATCCGAACGTCGGCGATATGTATAACGTCGGATCGTCCGCGCCGTACAACATTTATTTGTGGGACGGCTCGACATGGAAGGATCAAGGCCAGTTGCAAGGCGCAAAAGGCGACAAAGGCGACCCCGGAGCGGCGGCGACCATATCAGTTGGCATGGTATCTACTGGCGCGCCGGGAAGCAATGCGGCGGTGACAAATTCCGGCACGGAAAGCGCTGCGGTTTTCAATTTTACAATCCCGCGCGGAAATGACGGCACGTCCGGCGTAACGCCTAACGTCAAGGCAGGAACAACGACAACGCTTTCTGCCGGGAGCAGTGCAACGGTAACGCGACGTGTCGGTTCGCCGGATTCTGCACCGATTTTCGATTTCGGCATTCCAAAAGGCGATAAAGGCGACGGCGCGGATATCACGATTGATGCGGCAATGTCTTCTACAAGTACGAACCCGGTTCAAAACGCCGTAATTACGGCGGCATTGAACGGGAAGGCGAATACGGCGCATACGCATGTAGCAAAAGATATTTCGAACCTCTACCCTGTTGGTTCAATTTATATGTCAGTTAATTCCACGTCTCCGGCGTCGCTTTTTGGTGGTACATGGGAGCGGATTAAAGATGCCTTCTTGCTTGCATCGGGTGACACTTACGCTGCGGGGGCGACAGGCGGCGAAGCGGAACACACGCTGACCGTGGACGAAATTCCGGATCATAAGCATAGCGGTAGCATTTTGGGCGCTATGAGTATCAATGGCACTGGCGGTGCGATTGGACGCGGTGATTGGGCAAGTACGATTACATTCACTTACGACAGTCAATACCCCACAATCAATTTTAACGGCGGTAATATGGGCAGCGGCGCTCATAACAATATGCCGCCCTACCTGTCCGTCTATGTCTGGAAGCGGACGGCATAAGGAGACTTGCAATGAGAATCATTGACGCTTTGGGAAATGAAATTACAGCACCAAACCTTGAAAATGGACGTCTCGTCGAAGAGCAGATTGTAAAAGTTCATCACGCGGCAACAGAAGCGATTGAAGAGGTTTTTCATTATGTTACCGTCGCCGAATATCCGAACGGCGGCAAAGACATTGAAAAAGTAATCGATATTCCGGGCGTCCCCGCACGGGAAGCGTGGGACGAATATGAGACGGTGCAACGTTATGTTGAGTTTAGCGCGGCTGAAAAAATTAGGAGTCAGATTGCGGCGTTGAAACAGAAATTAGCACAGACCGACTACATCACCGCAAAGGCAGTTGACGCTATGACGAGCGCAGACAGCCTGACAGCGCTTTTAACCGCATTGAAGAATATTCGTACAGAATATGCGGATGTGCTGGCACAGCGCGCGGCATGGCGAAAAGAAATCAACGATTTGGAGGAAAAGGGTGATGAGAAGTGATCTTTTAATACTTCTGTCCGGCGCGGCGGGGGCTGCGGTCATCAAGCTGATCGACGGCGTGATCCAGTGGATTTTAAGCCGCGTCGGCAAAGGCCGCGACGCACAACGCGGCGCGCTGAAAGACCTTGAAAAACGGCTCGAAAGAGTCGAAGCGGGCAACATGTCCATGTTATTGGACAGGATTCAGCATTTGTGCAAGTCGTACATCGCCGACGGCAGCGTTGACGCCGACGATCTGCGGCGGCTGCACATCATGCACACCAACTACCACGCCGTGGGCGGCAACGGCGACCTCGACAAGCTGATGAGCCGCGTCGATGCATTGCCGCTTCGACGTGACTACTAAAATCCCGAAAGGAGAAAATCAAATGATCCGCAAAAACCTTGCAAAGCTGATCGACCTGAAATCGATTGTGACCCTGCTCATGACGATCTTCATGGGCGTCCTGCTCTTTGGCGGCGTTCAGACTCCGCAGGATTTGACTGCGCTGTACGCTTCCAGCTACGGCGCGGTCATGACCTACTACTTTACCAGACCGAAGGACAGCAAAATCGACGGCTAAACCAATAAAAAATCGCGCACTAAATTTTAATTGCATTGCGCGAAATTAAACGGATTTTAAATAGGAGGAAGTAAAATGGCTAAAATCTATCTGTCCCCGTCTTCTCAACATGAGAATCCCTACGCGTATGGCGGCACAAACGAAGCCGCACAGTGCATGAAAATTGCCCTCGCGGCGGCTGACGCGCTGAAACGTAGCGGCTTTGAAGCCGTCGTTGGCGGCGGCACGATGTATACGCGCGTTCCGGAATCCAATCGCTGGGGCGCTGATCTGCATGTCGCAATCCACACGAACGCGGCGAACGGGCAGACGACCGGAACGCGCTGCTACGCATGGAAAACTGGCGGCGACGGCTTCCGCGCGGCACAGGCGATTTTTAACGTCCTCGCGCCGATCACGCCCGGCACGTCCGAAGGCGTGTTTGAACAGCGCGGCTGGTACGAGATCAAAAACACGAAGGCTCCGTGTGTGTATGTAGAGTGCGAATTTCACGATGTGCCGGAGACGGCGAAGTGGATCATCGAGCATACGACGGAGATCGGCGAAGCAATCACGCAGGGGATATGCGGCTATTTCGGCGCGGCGTATGTCCCCGAAACGCCGCCCGAACCCGAAACCCCGGCACGGCTTTATCGAGTGCAGTGTGGCGCTTTTTCGAAAAAAGAAAATGCGGAAGCGCTCGTTGCGCGACTGAAAACGGCAGGATTTGACGCGATTATTAAGTAACTAACAAGACCGGGAGGGCGCATGAAACCAGAACTTGAAAGGATTCTCGACAAAACAATTCCCGATTGGCATAATATGCCGAATGATACGTTAATCGGAATGATTTTCGATCAAATCAGAAAAGGAGAATATGTTGACGAACGAAGAATTAAAAAGCCGCCTGACAACCCCGGGAACGAAAAATAACTTACAATATCCGACGCAATTACGGCTATATTTCGAAGAAAATGCAGGGTTTACCGACGAAGAACTTGCGATTTTCAGATTGCGCGCACGCGGATTCGGCGTGGTTGAAATATCGTTTCTAATGCAGGAAAGATACGGCGCGCAGTATCCGTCCGGCTTATACGGCTGTGAGAAGGTCGAACGGAGAATCCGAAGAATAAAAGATAAAATGGCCGAATTGCTTTGATGGATTAAGGATGGTTAATCGAAAGGTTGACCGTCCTTTTTTATTTTACACTGATTTCGAGAGGTGAGAATGCAATGCAATATTATAATCCGATGATTAACTATCAACAGCGCTTGCAGCAAATGGAGCAGACTGGCGTTGTCGGACGCGTTGTAACGTGCGAACAGGAAGCAATTTCCGCGCAAATTCCGTTTGACTCTACGATCAACGTTTTTACGGATATTGCGCATGGGAAAATATATGTGAAAACGTTTAACATGCAAACGGGAGCGGCAGATTTTAAAACGTTTGTTTACGAAAAACCTGTTATGCCGGAACCTCCCGCATATATCACTCGCGCAGAATTTGAACAATTTAAGGAGGAAATGAGAAATGAATATCAATCCTGCAATGGCGGCAATCAACACTCTGCTGCGAAAAAACCCACAAGCCGCGCAGGCGTGGAAGCAGGCGCAAGAAATGATGAAAAATAAAACACCGGAACAACAGCAGGCGTTTTTAAATAATATGCTGGCACAGCGCGGCATAACACAGGAAGGCGTTGTGCGTTTGGCGCGGCAATACGGTATAAACCTCTGATGGCCACAGGGGATTATATAAATCTTGATGGAGGTACAATGCGATGATGGACAATGGCAGCATTAGCCCTGCCGACATTGCGGCGCTGACGAAAGGCGGTGCGGGTGACGGCGATATGGGCGGCGTTGGCTGGATTATTCTTCTGTTTATTTTCCTGCTTGCAATTGGCGGCGGGGG